CAGAGCCATCTTACTTCATGTAAATCATTACGTCACCACTCGCCACCGTAACTGAATCCGCATCCACTCCCAAAGGAATATATGCCGATACTGCCGTAGCGTTCAGGCTCACGCCCTGCCATCCATCCCCGGTGACCGTCACCTGAGATACGGCCCGACCATTCGCCCCGGTGGGTGTATATTTGAAATTCGTGATGTTCGCTGCCGAATGAACCCCGACCGCAAAAATCTTCATCCCTGCGAACCTCCCGGTAGGTGTATAAGTCCCGGCTCCTACCTGAAGATAGCAGCCACCTTCTCCTGCAATTTTGTTAATACTTGCCATCTTTTCTGATTATTATGTTATCAATATATTTTTCGTCATATCTCAACCCAAGCCAAGTTAGCACATTTTCCACTTCCCTGTAATCTCCTTCCATCAATTTCTCGTACCACACTTCTCGTAAACTATCCCCGGCCTGCCTCTTCAATTCATCAAGCAACCCCTTCCAATGTATGTACCATTCATTCCACTCTCCCAACGTATGCCTGCTCCCCATGAAGGATGCCCGTATGCACGAATCCACAATATCGTCCATGTTCCTTCGCACAAGCACCCACTTCGACCCCGGGAAGCTTTCCAGATAGGTGTGGAATATCAATATCGCCTTACAGTTTTTCACAAACCAGACCTCGTCCTCGCCCACTCCCTGACCTCTCATAATATCGAATGCCAGTTCCCTCACATCGAATGGTAAAAAATCCTTCCCCGGCATCGCCTTTTGCCCTCTCTGATCATACCCATGTTCAGCCAATATCCATTTGCTTATCTTGGTATCAAATTCCGTGTTTTCATAGAACCCCGTAGGCTGCTCGACCGGGATGGGGTTTAGGTTCATCTCTCCACCATTCGCCCCGGCCTGATCGATGATGTTCGCCACCAGACTCGTCCCGCTCCTCGCTATTCCCGTTATCAATATCGGTTCCCTCATTACCAGTATGTCAATCTATATTCCACTCCGCAATGCTCCTTAAACATCCGTTCCCACCAATCCGGTTCACGTACCGTCAAATGAACCTGTTCACCCTGATACTCTGTAACCGCAGGCCATGTGCTGATGTAATGGAAAGTTTTTCTTTTTGTCACCCTTCCAATTTCCTGTATCGCCTCCTCAATCTTCTCTGTCGGTATATGCTCCAATACATCTGTCGATAATGTGAAGTCGAACTGACTGTCCCGAAAAGGCATCTGCCAGATCGTCCCCTCGTAAACCTCTCTCCCCTCCGGGCATTGATCCGTCACAATATCCAATCCGCTACACTTGATCAGTGGGTTTTTATTCAGTTCATCCATCGTGGCGCAATCGCCACAACCTATGTCCAGACAATGGCCCCAAATCACACTGCTCAACCCCTCAGCGAAAGGTACAGCATTCGGCCCCCGGTATGGGCCTGATCCCCACAGTTCCCGGTACTTCTCCTTCTCGTATGCCAATAATTTATCCATAGAAATCAGATTCAAGTGGTACTTTCTTAAAGCTGCGAATCCTGCTCCCCATTCCCACGTTCACAATATCGAACCCCTTGTAAAAATCATACCAGTGGTTTTCTGTGTAAAAATTCATCCCCGGCCCCTGATAGTGGTGCGGATGGAAGTTCGGTGTATCACTATTCACGTCATATCCTCCGTCAAAGCCGAGCAGTATCAGCTTATCAGCACCTAAGTGAAGGGCCACGCTCACCGCAAAGTAACCGCTCAAATTTGCCCGTTTAATGTGCCAATCCAAAGAGGTCTGCCAATTATCGTGATCAGGGTTTAACTCTGCTCGTATGAAATCTTCCCGGTGGGTGTCCTCGTACGTGACCTTGAAACAATTCAATCCGTCAAGGTATTCTTTCTCCCTCTCATGGAATTTTCTGTCGATAGCCACAAGCAACTCCCCTTCGTGATACTTCATGGAATGGTTCGTCCCAATCACTGGTTGCCTCAACCTTTCAAAATCGAATCCTTTCAAACTCGGCCCACCGCCCACAATCGTCACGGTATCTCCTTCAAATATCTTCGGCATGGGTAAAATCACAATGTCAAAGTACGTCTATGTAATTACTATCCTTAAATTGTAACCTGTTTTTTCCTTTTCATCACAATGCTCAACCTTCCATGTATCTGAAACATCATTGAAAATTTCGCTTAACCTTGCCATGTCATCGATCTCCCCCGGTAAAGCTGTTTTCTTTTTATGAAGGATAAAGCTGTAATCATCTCCATTACTACGAATAATGTTTCCGCAATATTCATTCAATGGAAGCGATGTATCGTCCATTATGTCCTCGATCAATTTCAGAATATCACCTTTTGTCATGGTCAATAATTTTCAAGGTTTATCGTATAATCGTCCTCATCATCATCGAACCACGGGTCGTTTACTCTCATAATTATGCCCCCGGCAATTTTGATCCTCTCCTGTGGGTTCGACCCCCGGAAATAAAGAGAATAGCTGCTTTCATTATCTTCCAGATACTTCCGCAAGATGTCACCGTTCATCCTCGCCTGTTCCAATTTATTCTGCCTCAGCTTCTCATAATCGGTGTTCGTAGCCGCAGCCCTGTTCTGTCCCTGAATGATTCCAATGCCCACGCTCCCCGCTTCAACGAATATCTGAGGTAAAGCGTAATAGGCTACGTAAAAGGCAAGCATAGGCTTAATATACCCTATTAATGTGGAATAACTTGCCGTGTCCGCTACAACAGCATCGTAAAAATCTTCTCCCAATATTGGTAAAACAATCTTCTGCTGTACTGCTGAAATCAGCTGTGCAGGCACTTTGTTCGATTCCACCGATCTGTCGAAAGCAGTGGAAATCACTTCTGCCGGGGTCATCAAATTAGCCATTGCTCGTTCCTTTCTTTGTTCCGGTGTCCATCACAATGATCTGCTGTGCAGGGTCATTCTCGTCATAATCCAGTCCCTTTTCCATTCTCAACTCCCAAACATATTTGTAATTGTCTGTGTCGAACGGTGGTCTGTTTATGAACTTCAATTCCACATCCCGGTTCTGCACTTCCTTGTACATCTTCTGAAACAGTCCGATGTACTTTTCCTGATAGTCCGAAATAACCGTGTTCAAGGCTATCTCGTACTCGTTCAAAATCCTTTGTGTATCGAACCCCGTATTGTCAGCCACTCCCACCAGACTGCGGAACCATCGGTGTGTAACAATCATGTCACTCATGGACTGTTGGTGAAGATTCATCCAATCACCCTCGTCCGCTCCTCCTGTCTCGATGAATTGTGTCTGATCAGCTTTCTCATTATCTGCCGCCCTTGATTTCGTGATCGTCAATAGCTTCGCTTGGTTCCCCTCTCCAACCATGTTTTTTTCAACATAGTCCAGAACGTCCTTGCTCTCCTTCTCATCCGCTACTGGTACAATCAGCATGCCCGAAATCCTGAACGAATTTTTTAGCCTCGCCAGATTCCACTTGTTCGTTTTATAATCGATCTGCACCGAATCCTTTGCAGCGATATAATCAGGTAAGCCATAGTACACGAACTCCGGTTCATATTCCTTCAAATGTACTACCGTACGAAAGGCTGTGAACCCGTCCTCGTCCTTATCCTGCTGCCACTTCGGGTAAAGCGGTAAAACCTTTCTCCATTTATCGCTCGAACCCTTATACTGTGACCAATCAGGATGTATAAGTACTTCCTCCCTATTCTTCGCCAATCTGACCTTTGTAGAGTCGATATGATTGTACCAAAGGAATGAACCGTTCCGGTCGGTGATGAACTCAACCCATACGTTCCCGAATCTCAGGTCATCCGTTATCACTCTCCTCATCACATCCGTGATCGTCTCGCCCTGATAATTCACTTCGCCCAACTCCTCTGCAAATGCCTCGTCCTCACTCGTCACACCCTTCCCCAAAATGTAACCCTCCTTTGAGTTCAATATTCCACGATGGTTCGGTGATACCCTCGAAAACAATGCTAACGCCTGTGGGAAAAGATTGTCAGCACCAAACGGGATATAATCAAGGCTGTTCAGCCTCATGCTCGTTTCCTGAATAGGTACAATGTCCCTGTCTGACAGGTTGATATATTTTGCGTTTATTACTCCCATCTCTCAGAATTAAAAAAGGGGTAGCTATTCGCCACCCCCCTTAGTTTCCTTGTCCTTCGCTGAGGTTTTCTTTTTCGGTGGTGCTTTCTCCTCCATCTGTACGGATGGATGCCCCATTTTGTGAAGCATTTTCAACTGGTCTGCGGTGGCATGGTCTAAGTTGATTTTTATATGCTTCCCACCTTGAACAATACTAACCTGTGATCCAGCGAATCGGCTTACTACCTTAAACGAACTACGCATACGTGATGAACGTAGCTGTGCCACCAGTGATAGTTGCCTTCAGCGTATCGTCAAAAGGTAGAGATAAATAACCGCTCTGACATTCCAGAGCAACCGTTATTGCCTGTGAATCTTCCTCGGCAGGTTCCGCCCCGGAGTTTAATGAATCAGTCGCCAGATACAACGCCCGATTTGCTCCATCCGTAGCGTTATAACCTACAAGCCAGCTCTCACCGTTTCCATCCGATACAATCGCCAGAATACCGCAAGGTGATGCGTCAGCCAGTGAATCCCTCAATGTGTTCAACTCCGTACTCGGTTTCCCGAACCTCATTTCAACCCTGTGGGTGTAAGCGATATTGTTCTGTGATCCTGCTCCCTCCTGAGTGTGTACCACTGTGTCCAGATCAGCTTGAACCTCCTGAAAGGTCTTGCCCGTATCCATCGTCAGTGCGGAAATCTCCCCGGATGTTACCGTGACGCTCGCAATATTGGAGGCTTCAGTCAGATAAACAGCACTGTTTCCTCCCACGTTTTTCGAGCATGCTTTACTATATGATGCAATAGCCATTGTGTGTCCTCCTCTTTTTTAAGGTTAAGGCTACTGCCGCTTAATAAGCGACAGCAACCAATTTATTGTGAACGTACTGGCATCCCATCACGAGCTTCGTCCTGAATCTGTTCTCCTCCACATCGGGGTTATACCACATTTTCGTTTCGTTGAACTGGTTCATGGCATCCATACCAAGCACCAGATTGTCCGTACTGGTGTAGATCACCCTATGCGGATATGCGTACAGGCTTCCAGATGCGTGTGGGAAATCAGCGTCCAGATGTACATCCCATCCCATCGGCATAATAGGAATGCCACGATAGGTATGCAACTGCTGTCCATTCTCCAACTGCAAGTGAGCCCTCTCGGTTCCCAGTGATTCCAGATACGTCATGTAATTTTCATACACCAGATCGCTCACCAGTAAAACCTTCTGATTAGCAGGAACACTTTTCAGCACTTTGTCAGCACCTACAAAAAGGGCATTAAAAATGTCCTCACTCTCACCTGCTGCCAGAGCAGAAGGAGCC